ACTGCTTCAACCCCGCATTGCGCCTGACATAAGTGTCATCTCTAACAACCCAGGATCAGTCACTCTCTCCGTGCACCTTACGGATCCGGGCCTTTTCCACGGGTGTAAGATCAAAATCTTACGCAGTTACATAAATAATTCCGCTGGTACCATAGGGGATCAAGTACTAGTGGGAACGATAGATCCCAAAGACTTCACTCTTACAGTCCCGGGCTCCCCCGACGCCGTGGCCTCCTCTGCAAAGAGTTTTTACGTGATTAATGACGGAGGCGTAAATAACTCTCTATCTAACTCCGTCATCTACAGAGCGGTCGTTATTACCAACGGTGCCGTAGGTCCAGCTTCAAGCGTGGTCGTTAGAGGACTCCCGAGGCCACTCGCTGCATCGCAGACCGATACCGCTACTATATCTCTTATAGCGTTGAATGACCCTAGCGAAGGGCGCATCAACATCGAATTGCGAAACATACCGGCAGCCGTTACACACGTGAAGCTTATGAGGGAGGACCTCTTCGGTATCGGTAGTTTTTCCGATAGAGTGAAGACTGTGACGCTAGGTGACGCCGGCGCAGTAACACACCCAACTTTCGATGCTTGGGTAGACGTCGCAGGTGAAGCGATAACCTCATACACCGATGGTGCAGTTTTCCCGGGCAGGTCGTACAGATATTTTATTAGCTGCCGAGAAAGCATAGGACCAGATTATTTAGCAGAAGATGACGCCGTCGTAACTTACACCCCTCTTAAGGAGGAGGACCTAGACGTAATGTCAATACAAGATGTCACTGCCGACTCCGTCCCAAGCCCTAGGGCAACCTTTAGCATAATAAGTGCCCCGACGACCCAGGGCTTCGACCTAGTCTCTCAACTGTTGACGAACCTTGGGGTAATTGATACATATGCTGACGCGCTGAGCGATCAAAGCATGCAAGTATCAGACGTAATAGTGTATTCCGTTGACAGGGTGGATCTCAAGACTGGAAGAGTCGATAGCTTTGGTCTTCAAACGACTTCGAAGCTCACCGACGACGGCCCTCAAGGCACTACGATAACAAGATTTGTGGACGAGCCGCGTAATGTCGCTCAAGGCGGCCCGTCTAACCTCATACCGGGCCGTACATATCGGTACGTCGTAAAGCAGTTGGCAGCCCCAGCGCCCGCTTTGTTCAACAAAATCCTCGTCCCAGTCACTGCGAATAAGGGTGAGCGGAACGGTTTGTCTGTTTTGGCACAAAAATTCATGGGAGTGTACGCGCGCAGATCCGCGTTCTCTCCTGGAGGGGCTATGCCGTCACAAGCGGAGCTAGAGGCTCCTGCCGACGTTGTAGCAAATTTTCTGCGCCGCCCGACAGGCCGGATCATGGTTCACGATGTAGAAATCCCAGCCATGCCGGCCCCTACTCCAAGTAAACCCACTTTGACGAGGTACCCAGGCGGAGCATGCAAGATAACGTGGGAAGTGCCGCCCAAGGCCGATGTTCGAGAAGCGGATCATTTCGTCATCCTTGCTTACGTGAACCAAGTTCGTTGCACTGTAGGCACTGTTCCTACGGCGCCTGAGGCATATAATTACGTGTTTGTCGACGAAACGTACGCCCACCTTCCAGGCAACGTCGACTACGCTGTGAAGGTTGTATACCGATCAATGACAATCGGTGCTGAGTCCGGTAAGACCAGGCGCAGCTGGAATAAAGTTTCTGAAACGCCGGAGGAGCTGATAGGCGTATAATATGGCACTTAATTTTGACAATAACGCAGGAATAGAACGACTTGGAGCGATAAATTGAGCGTCAATAAATTAGATCCGCAATCAGTTCCACTCATACCGTCTGTGTCCGTTTCGGACGGACTGACTTCTGTCGGAGAGACACCGGAACTCGTAGCAGATAATTCGGTGCACGCAGAGGTTATATCTCCACAAGCCGGTGGGCGGAACCTGTATAACACAGCTCCTGGAGCCCTCGGCGACTGGCTAGAGGGTTATCCGGCCCTGATATCCAGTGTGCGACTCAGTGAGTTTCAGCTCGATGGCTTCAGGGAGCTACTGACGGCGAGACTGACCGAACAATGGATAGATGACGCGACGACCAGCAACCTGTACGCCACGGCTGAAAGTGATGTTGGTGATCCGGAGTTGTTGGCATCTATAAATCAACGTGTGGACGAAGAAATAGAGTTGGCGGATACAAGGATACAAGCCTTCGATGAGATATTACGCATGCGAAAAATTGCATATGCGGGGTACGGTCCTGTGTGTATACCGGCGAGCTCAGAATTCATGGATGCAATCATAAAGACCGGCCTGAGTCCGGAGCAGATTGATCCACTGATATCCGCAGAGATGATTTCCGCTAACTGGAGAACCACACTCAGCAGGATTGCCGGGCTGGGGAATCCTGATGCCCACGCCGGCCTGCAGGTACTGCCGAACACCATGGCTTATATTTTCATTCTGGATCAACTGGAATTCATGATGCTATACGGCGTTTCATCCGGCTTGATGATGGCCAGGGCTAACCAACAAAGCCTCATGAACACCATCGGTGGGAAACTCAATCACGCCGTAAACTACCTCGGCGCCCCTCCTCCTGGCGCATCGAACACTCACCGCTACTTGCGTAAGGCCACCAGCCGCGCTGACGCCCAGCACGACCACCCGCCCCGCTCTCTTCCCACCATTGGCGACCACACCGGTAATCAGGCCAGGTTGACCATTACCGGTAATGCTCGTGATAATTTCGACAAGATCCTCCAACGAAAGATCAATAGGCCTGGCCTGAACGCCGTAGATCGATTGGTTTACTATAGTTGTGCATTGTCCCGCGAGTTTGCAATGTCTGTCGGCAAAGGCCTTCTACAGGGTGTACCGCTCGGACAAAAATACGGCGTAGGCGAAGGCGCTTCCCTTGGCAGCTCCGGCTGGGAGGGCATTCTGCGCAATTTGCTGGGGACTCAACACCTAAGTACTAACTTAGACCCCTGGGACCTGGCCAACCGGGACTTATTTATTCCCGGATCTCTGTCCGAGTTAGCCGTATATCCGGGCCGTGACCCTCAAGGGTCTGACCCTCGGCAAGTAATATTGGCTCTGGAGGGGCACAATGGCATCAATCCGGACGAACCACGACTGCCCATCGGTGACAGAAGCAATACGACCGGAAGGGCAGCATGGATAGATTCGTTGGCCTCCGGCGGCAACATGTCACAGAATCGTTTGGGGGAGCTAAATGCATGGTTGAACGAGGCTGAGACTCGTTTTTCGGACGCAGGGGATATAATTTCGTCACTCCTATGCAGAGGCATGGATGCCGATCTGCTCACCCCCCGAGGCCTATTCACGCGCATCATATCTGATTTCTCAACATATCTCGAAGGAGTTGGGGAAACTAGTGCGAATGGATCGGTGACCGACGATGCAGTCAATAAAGCCTGCGAGATCTCTATATTTTCCGCCATGGTGGGCACCCCGACGGACACCACGCGATGTTACTACTGGGCCCTGCTCAAAGCGGCCATGCAGGAAAAAATGGCTGGATCCAGGGAAACCGAAGAGGGCGGGATCGAAACCGACGCGATGTGGGAGGACTTCAACAGGGATAACATGCGCGTACGTTTGGTTCCGAACGAGAACGATGCGTACGAAAAGGACGTCGAAGACGACGGCAACAAGGACTCGCGTTGGAGGCTCTTCTCCGACGCCCTTGTGGAGACCATGCAAACACCCGGTGTCTATGGCCGTACGATCGGGGAGGTCAATGCCCTGTATAGACCTAGCAACGGCTATTCCTCCTGTAGAGTGACTGGTCTGCGCTACTCAGAGGTTTTCTCGTCCTGGAGTGGCGCCGATCTCAACGGCCGATCGGCTAGTGAGAGACAACCACTATTGAGGGACATCATCATCAAAATCTTCAACGATATGCAGGACGAAGCCAAAAGACTGGTTGCGTCCGAGAATGATCAAGCTTCCTACTTGGATGCGTCAAACCAGACCCTGAATGGTGCTTTCGACGGGCAACGAGCCATGTTTTTCCTCTTGCAATCCTTCATCACTCTCGTAGATACGTACGTCCCGACGTTTACAATCGCAGACGTCGGTTTGAAGATTGATGAGGCCTCCCAGGGCCACGTTCGGCACCTCAAGGATGCCCCCCAAAATTTCGTAGTGCTGAACACTGGTCATACCGCCCCCGGCGCGTCGCCTATCCAACAGGGCACGACCGTCACGGTGAAAAACTTCCTACGTGAATTAGCAGCTGCATCTAGAGCCGATGATCTTTCCGGCATTGTCACTGCTGGCGCCGACGGGACACAAGAGTTCACTCCCGGGATCCGTGAGCTCCTAGGAGGTGGGCAAGCTGCCGAGTTTACTGGGTTGGGAACTTCTCTGCCTCCAGGTCCTGCGGCTCTGGTGGATGGTTTGATATCTACTGCACGCGAAGAGGAGATGCCTTATTTCTTGCTTTCTACCGCTCACTCTTTTATCAAAAACATAAAGAATCGTACTTCGGAGTGGAAGGCACTTGGAATGACTCTCGCGGGTACAATCGTTCCAGACGATCCTCCCCCTGCGACGAAGACGTTACTCCAGCTTCAGGGTGAACCTGAATCTGATTATGCCCGTAGGTTCATTGCAGAAGTCTCTGCGTTTTCGATTTCTCAAGCCAGGAAAAGACTGTCCGATATCAGAGATGCAACTGCACCCGATTATCTACTAGAGAAAACAGAGCCGTCTATTCTTAAGGCGTACAATTATCTGATTGATGAGATGGCTGCTTCAGAGAACTCGCCGCATGCTGTCGTCTTTGTCGGTACCACACCCGGCCAACTCCAAGCATTATCGCCGGCCGGCCTCGATCAAGACTCTATTGTTAGAGTCCAAATACAGAAGGCAGATGTAGCCTACCGCGGACTTAAATTTAATAATTTAGATTTTAAATTCTGCCCACAGCTGAAGACTCGAATGGGCTATGTGCTGGAGGTACTGACAAGCTCTGCACCTCTCCCCATAAACATAGAAGCCCTCGCACTCGCTGTGAAGTGGGATGTCGCGGGCCTAGACTATCCGATCGCAGGAGGGGATTTAGCAGGGCCCAGCCATGAGCGCGGCGACCAGCGCATTGCCAGAAATAATTACCGTGACAGTTTTACAAAGATCCTCGGCAACCACATGCGTTCTTTTCTCTTAAAGAACATGTTTGAAGATGTATACGGCATGGCATTTTCAAGCGAGAAGATCGTCCGGCGATTGCATTTGGATCGCAGTGACGAAGTCCGGCCTTTGATGCAGCTACTTTCGCGTCCCATGGGCATAGACCAAGATGCAGTCGATAAGATATTTGCCAACCCCACCAGTGCCCAAACATCCAGCGGTTTCGTAGATGCTGCAGACCCCTCCGCAAAGGTCCTTAAAGGTTACTCGCAGCTGGATTTAGAGCTGCAGCCCTCACGAACAGAGATAGGTGGCGAACCGGCTTGGAACGTCCCAAGGATGACCCAGACCCAGGTCGAAGCCATTCAAAACTTTTTTGCTACTAAGCCTTTCTTTCTGAATAGAGTGGCCACGCACGTATTTTCGCCTTCTATGTTTGAGTCAGTTTTCGCGCTGTTGGTGCCTCTAGGGGTGCTGGACCCCGGACAGGGCTCGTGCTGGCGGGCCATGAGTCCTATACGCCAACTCGGCCGCTATGAGATCGTAACGCAACGCCAGTACACCACCTTGTACGATAGATATATTCATGACGCCGAATTGGAGCGTGCAGACTTCTTCTCTATGACTGTCGTAAACGCAAACATCACCGTGGCCGACAGGTAGCCCAAGGATCGTCAAAGTGGCAGAAGTAACGTTAAGGCTAACTAGCAGATCACGGTCTTCGCCGACGATCCCGCTTTTCAACGTCCCAGCGCCCCTAGACGTGGTGGTACGATTCGTGTTCAATTTTTTCCTACCGGATGAAAGAATCAATTCGGACGGCGTGCCAAGATACCAGGGCCAGGGCACCCTAGACGACGATGACCCTAGCAGTGTCAAGGACGCTGAGCTCGAGCTACCTAGATACATAGAGATTCATTTTACTCCAGCGCCGAGCGCCGCCGGCGATGATACAAGGGTCGGAACAGGCCTCGATATCGAGATAAACTCCAACAGTATCATAATGGAGGAATCTACCGTTAACGAAACGAACCTGGCTATAAACTATAAAGACCCACACGTGAAAAAGAGGATGGAAAATAAGGCCGAGCTCCTAGCAGGCCTGTTAGATGTTGATCCACTTACATCTCCATCCAATAAAGCGCAACGCTTGTACGACTCCTACCCTCTTCTGAATCAACCGAACCCCACCGCAACCATGGGAATTGAAGAATACCTCCAACAAATATTCGAAGAGACGAAGATCGGCTTCGTAAACCAGGTGGGAGAGTTCAAGCCGGTTTCAGTTTTTGTCAAAGCCTCACAAATGACGATCAACAGCACGCTTTTCAGAAAGGCTGCAGACTCCATAGTCGGTGGCAACTATGCAGTTCAGGATCCCAACAAACAGGCGCTGATCAATGAGGTGTCAAACTCGAGTTTTTACCGTGAAAGACCTGATGAACAACTGCATTTGACGCACATTACAGAATCCACCGCCGACGATCCCAATCCTGTTATAGGAACTAATGGCTACATCATAATTCGTAGAGAGAAACGTGCCGATGGTACTGCTGGAGAGAATAGACGGTATTTCTTGCAGGGCAGAACGAACACCCGTTTTATCGATACTGAAATCCTGTACGGGAGCGTATATTCATACAGCGTACGCAGAGTGATTGAAGCGCGCGTTGTTACCAGCCACCAAGGTGGAGGCGCCAGGCGGCCCTACAACAAGGCTACTTTCTTGATCGCTTCGGAGCCATCAACAATTCAATCCGTGGAAGCCTCTGAAAACATTCCTCCGATCGAGCCTGATGGTGTTTTCTACCGTTTCAACTACGACGACGGCGCAGGCCTTTTCATAAAATGGCAGATACCTTCTGGCAGGCAAAGGGACGTAAAATACTTCCAAGTATTTCGAAGAAAAACGATAGAAAACGCGTACGAGTGCATCGCAGAGATTGATTTTGACAATTCAGAGGTTAAATCACCGAAGCGAGAATTCGTCTTACCTGCCCGCCGCATAAAAGCCTCAGCACCAGTGACCATGTTTCTAGACACGGGGTTTGATCGTGACTCAGACTACATTTATGCGGTAGTGGCTTTGGATGCTCACGGCTTAACTTCAGGGTACAGCGCACAGTCCCGTGTTGGTTTCGACCGTAGAAAAAATAGATTGACGCTGCAGAACATCTCGAGATCTGGCGCGCCAAAACAATACCCTAATTTCTTCGTCGATCCAAAACTAGACGATAATATACATGTGAACAGCTTGACTCAAGACGCAATGATGACCAGTCGGCGTCGTCGCGCTAAGGTGTATTTCGATCCAGATCTAATACAATACGACACCCAAGCTTTAGGGAGGGTACCGCTGTTGGCAACGGATAAGATATCTGGATTTTACAAACTACTACTGATAAACACAGATAGACAAAAATCGGCAGATGCGGATATTGTCATTGAGGATATGCGATCACCGCCAGATCCCGTGTAGACCCAAAAGCAAGATTGATTTCTAATTTTTGGATGTGCAGATTTTGGATTTACTACTATTTCAGACAAGGTATATTTATCACCAGAGGCAAAATATGGGATTTCTAGATCGTAAAACATATAAGAAGTATAAGCGGCAGTATGCTGCAGGAGGTGTATCATCGGTTTCCTAGATCACAGTACAAATAATATTATCATCGATGCAGTCTTGACGGACAAAGGTCGCGAGCTTCTTGCTAACAACGAAGGTAATTTCAAGATTGCTTTCTTTTCTTTGGCCGACGATGAGGTAGATTACAACATCATTGAAAAATTTGGACGAGCCGTAGGGAAAGAAAAGATAAGCAAGAATACCCCTGTTTTTGAAGCTCAAACGGTTGGTACCCTTGCTATGAAACACAGACTGCTTACCTTGCCTAACCCTAAGGTAGTCCGGCTGCCATCTTACACGCTTACCGCCCCCAACTTAGATAACGAGATCCTTAGTTTCAGTGCAAACACCCCTATCAATGAAATGACCGTCAACCAAATCATCGTTGGACAAGCTACCATACCCGAGGGTGTTGCTGACACCACATTTACTGTACTTCTGCCGGACAGATTTTTGACTCTACAAGGCAGGAGCCGAATTTCCATAGAGGCCACTACTAGAACCGCTACGTATGGCATCACGGCGACAGGCCGCAACGACGCTCAAGGTGCCACAGCTCAGTTTACCCTGCAGAAACAAAGCATAGACGATACTATGTTTACGATCTACGGAGACTCCAACGACAAAAGTACGATCACCGGCGTGGTGTCGATCATAGGGGACCAGTCCGGTCTGAGAAAAGACTTCAGTTTTCAGATAAAACAAACATAGAGAAGGTGAATTAACGCATGGCAAATTTGACAGGTGGCAGCTTTAAGCGAATAAGTCCACAAGATATCTCAAACAAACAGTCGACCCTAAACCAACTTGTCGACGTCGTACAGGAAGACGTTTCTGGTTCTGCTACTAGAAAAAAATATCAAGTCTTCGTCACTGGCGGCGTAGGTCCCGGAGTCACGAGCTCCCTATTTCAAACCGTATACGACCAAGACTTCTCTCTCCAGACTGCTAACCCCATCTTCGACATGACTGTGGGCCTGTACCAGTCCGGAACTACGGTCACCGCCGCGAAGACTGGCCAGGACGGCACCGGAAAACTCTTGTTTTCCTCCCAATCCCTGATGATGAGAGAGAAGGTCGACGTTTACAAGCAATTCGCTGCTAATCTTTTAGGCGATGCCGGGCGAGCATTCTTCGCGCCGTTCAACGCTCCATCCACCACCGACCCGACCGACCCGGGTGGGATCAGTAACCAAGTTAACGAGGCTCTGTTCGTTTCCTTCAAGAGGTTGTTCTCTCGGGATAAGATCAAGAGAGAGACGTTCGCGACGAGGATCTACCGTAGCGGTGTCCTGGACGGCTCTCCTGCCACCGGACTTTACGAGCCCGGCGTTGCCGGCACACCCGGCATGGACAACGGCGAGGCCAGAGTCCTCCAAGGGTATACGGGCTCTAACATCTATAGGACTTCCACCTCAGGCAGCGCAATCTTCAGCGACATCGGGGCGGCAGGCAGTGTGCTATCGTCCTTCGGCGGCGGCGTAGGCAACATAGTGAATGCTGCGAACACAGCTGAGACGGTGGGGCTGATGTTTTACGATGCAGGCACGGCCGTGTTCGACATGAAGAAACTGTTCTTCTGGGATCAGCACATGAGCGGTGCCATCCAAGCCATGGCGACTGCAAACACCGTCAACGGTGCGACCATAGCCACTGGATACTCCGTCATGGGAGCCTCTGCGTCCAACGGCAAGGCGCAGCTCATCCCTGACTTCTTGGTGTCTGGTTCCATTGATCAGATCGTCGACCACGTTGCTTCGACCAGGTTCCAGTCCGGATCTTTGACTGCTGCGACTTTCCAGAATGCGACTAACATAAACTCTACCCTCATCTTCTGTCGAGCTACAGCCGATGAGTTCAACTATTCGTCGAACCCAACTTTCACGACCGACAACAGGATTGTAGTGATAGATCAGGGACAAGATGATACTCAGCGATCCTTTACGTTCCCGACGACTGTAGGATTGCATGATGAATTTGGTAACTTATTGGCTGTGGCAAAGATGTCCAGACCGATAGAGAAGAATGACGAAAAGGATATTACGTTCAGAATACGTTTAGACTTTTAGTCGGTTTTCGCTGGATGCAAAAAAGGCGAGCTGAATGTCTATCATAAACTTAACGAAAGATTATTTTCAATCCCTAAAACTCATTACGAACCCTCGTCGTACTTTTTCATCTTCCTCTGCTGGGGTGACGGGCAGCGTCGCTCTTTTCCCCGATGCGTCTTCCGGCGTCAAGGATCTTTATCCTACATACGGAGAAAGCTCCGGATCTTGGGGTGGAGCACAGATAGAGGAATTCCGAAACAATTTAGTTCAGTCGATTGCTGGTAATCCGGATGGCGATTGGGACAGCGCTTTCGTTCAATATATGGACCTAGTAGGAAGTGCTTCTGTTCCTGTACGGTCGTCCAAGAGACAAGAGGTTCTGCGGTTTACACCCGGCGTGACGCTGGATAAGACGTTCATGAAAAAGAACGTGGTGAAGAACATTCTTTTCCCCTATTACAGGAACTTGTACCGCAGCGCACAGTGGAATTACACAAATTATAACTGCCTCAATTTCGTCACCGGAGGTAATCTTCCTACGGACTCTGTGCTCATCTACCCGGCCGGTACCGGGAGCGCGTTGGGCGAAGATGAAAATCCGTACGGAACTGCAGCCACTGGGTTTACTTTTGATTTCTATATAAATCCTCGATACAGCTCAACCAGGCCTGGAGACGAGTATACTGCCGGCACCATCCTACATATGTCTTCTTGCTTTGCGTTGAGTCTGGTTACCGGAAGTTCCATGGGCGCTGATGGTAAACCGGACGGTTTTCGGCTACTTCTGCAATTGAGTTCGAGTGCAGACATTCCTCCACGCAGATGTGCCATATCGGGAGATGCTGTTACGACTCCATCACCCGGCCAAAATTCCACGTGGGCTTTCGTGTCGAAGGATAATTCGCTCAAGAAGAACAACTGGCATCACGTCGCTGCTCGTTGGGGCGGCCCTTCTGCCAACAACGGCACCGGCTCTATATTGATAGACGGAGTTCACAATTCCGATTTCGTCGTAAACACTCCCACTAGTAGCATTATGCAGGTTACATCCAGCGGCACCTCTCTGTTAGATCCTGACGCACTATTTGTGGGCAATTACTACGAAGGCACCAACTACGGAGCTAACGCGATAGGGTTATTCTTCAACCCGGCAGCTAGTAGAGACGAGGGAGTCGTCAGCTATTCGGACAATTACCCCAGCGAAGACCCCGCCGCTTTTTCTTTTGCGCACCCCCTGAATGCAGAACTGCATGACATAAAGATTTTCAATAAATACAAACTTGAGGGAGAGATAAGAAGCAACGCTTCGGTAGGGTCCAAACTAACGAGCGATCTGATATTTTACGTGCCACCGCTTTTTACCAAAGACTCGCGAAAGAGGTATGTCCTCCAAACGCCTTTTTACAGTGCCACCGGTTCTTCCGAAGATCCTTTCAACGTCGCACTAGCATTCGGAGTGGGTGGTCTTAGCATAAACTTAGAAAACTTTACTAAGGAATTTGTAACCAATCAGTTTCCCAGACTTTTTAATCTATCTGCTTCTAGGATCGACACGCAGGTCAATATCCCGCGTACTGCCGATTATCTTCTTTACGAATCTGGCTCTTCCGTAAAGAGGAACCTTACGATCACGCCTTGTGATAACGGCAAGTTTTTTCCAAACTTCGATCTACTCAAGACGGTGCCTTCTTCGGGAGTCACCAACATATCCTCGGGAACGACGTCTACAGACCAATATACCGGCGTCTTCGACGACAGGTTTGTAGACGCATTCGGTTCTTTGGATTTTTCCATCATCGATCTTTCGAGCATGGTAGATACCGGAATGTTGGCTTCGGGTACCATGATACCCACTCGTACAACATTGGACGACGAAAATCCAGAAAGCACAGGGTTCGAAAATGACGGTTCTTTACTGGTTCCTTTGGAGGGGGCCACCCCGGAAGACCCAGGAGTAGCTCCAGGAAATATTTTGACTGTGCTGCAGAGGACGGAAGACCCCAGTTCTAACCAGGTTGTATTTTTTGATATCTCGAATATGTTTTATGGTGATCGCATCAAACCTAAAACATTGGTGATAGAGGACCTAAGCGTTACCGGCTCCGCCGGGCGCATGAGTTTTAAGTTCAAGGACGACGGACGCGGTAACCTGTACCGAGCCGACAGCCCTCCACCACATCCCACCTGGTCTTCCGTTGGAAACGTTTTGTACGAAGAAGGGATCATAGTAATAAAGACTCCACATGCACCGTTTTTCGGTAAGGACTCCTTTAAAGTGAGTTTCCTAGGCGAAAGAAACGTGTACGTCTTGGAGATACAGGTACCTCTGAACACGTCTGCATTCAACTCCTCCAGTAACCCAACTTATTTAGAGATGGCTCCTTCCAATTATCGCAATGATACTGCAAGAAAGTTTACCTACATCACCGGCTTAAATCTCCACGACGACAACATGAACGTCATCGCTAGAGCGAACTTGGCCCAACCGATAGTGAAAACAGACTCGGATAAAATGGTGATCAAACTAAGGATCGATTACTAATGATACTTCTGGGGCTGGATATCTCTACCGCTGTGGTTGGATGTTGCATTATAGACACAGAACTGCCCCCTAGGGACAGATTGCTTCATGCGTACGCGATCGTATTGTCTAAAAAAAACGGCCTTTACTCAAAGGCTGATCACGTAAGAGATGAGTTTTTGCAACTCAAGAGAGGGTTTTCCATTGATCAGGTGCTGGTAGAAGAGAATCTCCAAGCCTTTCGCCGCGGTCTGTCTTCCGCGAAGACACTTTCTACCCTAGCAAAGTTTAATGGGATCGTATCTTTTTTGGCTCAAGACGTATTAGAGGTACCAGTAGAGTTGATAAACGTCAACAGCGCGCGTGCCGCTGCTAAGGTAAAAGTGGACAGAAAAATAGACGTCGATGCAAAGCAGCAGGTGTTGAATGCGATCTCTGGAAGAGAGGAGTTCAAAGGGTATCAATGGCCTACTAAGACCTTGAAATCAGGGCCCAGGAAAGGCTTGACCATAAATGCTCCTGAGTGTTTTGATATCGCTGATGCCGCTGTGATCTGTCTCTCCGGTCTGAGTACTGAACATTAGTGTTATACACGTAAAATTAACGTGTGAATTATAGACGCGATATAAAGCAGCTGCTTAACAAGGCTTTTGGGGGAGGGACCCCTTCTCGCGACGGGATAAATTATTCTCTTAGGTGTCCTACTTGTAACGACACCGACGCGTCCAAAAGAAAACTAGTCGTGCGTCTCGACGACGGCCGATTCCACTGCTGGGTGTGCGAGACCAAAGGCGGAAATATCCTCAGGCTGATAGGCAAATACAGGCCTGAACTAGTTCGTAATATTAGCTTAGAGTTTCGATCCGACGACCCGCCCGATGATATTCGCGAGAAAGTAGAGCTTCCAAAAAACACGGTGCTGTTAGGAGCGGTGGGAGATAAAACGGACCCCGACATAAAAGCAGTCTTTAATTACCTCCAACGACGCGGCGCGACTCGACGGGATATGTTAAGGTGGAGGATGCTTTCTTGTTCTACCGGTCGTTTCCGTAGGAGGGTTATCATACCATCTTTCGACGATTGTGGCGAAATTAATTTTTACGTTGCGCGCACAATAGATCAAACAAAAAAAATGAAGTATTTAAATGCCCGAGTCTCTAAAGACGATGTTGTCTTTAATGAAATAGACTTGGACTGGAGTAAGGAAATAATCTTAGTAGAAGGCGTTTTTGATGCCATAAAATGCCCAGAGAATGCTGTTCCAATTTTGGGCTCCAGTATTTCCAAGAACTCTGCACTGTTAAAGAAAATATCGACGCATCAAAGCCCCTGTGTAGTATCTCTCGATCCTGATATGAAACACAAGGCTTTTGCTTTAGCCGACTCTCTGGTCTCCTTTGGGTGCGACGTCAAAATCGCTTTTGCCCCTCCAAGACAAGACGTAGGCTCTATGGAAAAATCGGACGTGCGTAACCTATTGAGTTCCGCCGCGATTTACAATGATATGATGAGAATATCGCATAAGATAAATGGGATAAAATCCGGATCGATTTTTTGAGTAAATAATGAAATATAAATTTGCGCACTTCGCCGATGTTCACTGGCGGGGGCTTAGCCGTCACCTCGAGTATCGCCGCGCGTTCAGTAGGTGTTTTGAGGAACTTCGTCATGAGAATGTTGATGCTATTTTCGTCGTAGGGGACATAGTACACTCCAAGACCCAGGGGATATCCCCAGAGTTGATTGATAGCCTATGCTGGTGGTTCAGAGAGATGGCCGAGATGGCTCCCACATACGTCACGCTGGGAAACCACGACGGCTTAGTTCTCAATAAGGACAGGGAGGATGCTATAGGTCCAATCATTAGAGCTCTGGATCATCCACAGCTGCACTTGATAAAAATGACTGAAAAGGTGTCTTTCGATGAGAATATCGACATAAGTAACTTTTCTTGCTTTGATGAGACTAGTTGGCCAAATATTTCTCCAACCGAGGGAAAGATGAACGTTGCGTTGTTTCACGGCGCAGTACGCGGGAGCAAGACCGACATAGACTGGGAACTGGATGGTGAAGTTGAAGCCAAGATGTTTGATGGCTATGACTTTGTGTTCTTGGGCGATATCCACAAACATCAATTCCTCGACGAGGAGAGTAGGATAGCATACTGTGGGTCGACCATACAGCAGAATTTCGGCGAACTTCCCGGTAAGGGATTTCTTCTGTGGGGGATAGATTCGAGCGACGAGTACGAATGTAAGCACGTGGAAGTTCCTCATGACAGGCCGTTCGTGACCATCGACTGGATGGGTAACGTGACGAAAACTATTGATGAAGCCGAGGCACACCCAGACCACGCTCGCTTTAGAATAAAGACTACTCAACCGATAAGTCAAGGAGAGATAAAGCAGCTTTATAGCGCGCTGAAGGAGTTCAAGAGTGCTTCGGAGATAGTGATGAAGCATGAACCGCAACGTGTCGTCACTGATTTCGACACTGAGGCTTCTACAGACTCACAGAACCTGCAAGACCCTAGGTTTGTGTCACGCATGATACAGACGTACTACCAGAAGGCAGGACTTGGTAAAAAAACTAAAGAGCGATTAGACGAAATGCTACACCGGCTATGGAAGACCGCGATAAAGTCAGATTCTTACCCTGCCGGCAGATGGTCACTGAGATCCGTAGAGTTCGACAACACGTTCGGTTATACCAAAGACAATCGTATAAATTTTGATTCAGCAGATGGTATCGTAGGAGTTTTTGGAAAAAACAGGATAGGAAAATCCTCAATATGCGGGACTCTCATGTACAGTCTGTTCAATGCAACGGACCGCGGGCCCATTTCTAATCTCCACGTAATCAACACGAGAAAAGGGCATTGTAAGGTTCGTGCTGTGATCAGCAAGTCTGGAAAAAATTATCTCATAGAACGGCAGACGGTAAAGAAGCAGGCTCGGAATGGAAAATTGAGCGGTGTGACGCAACTTAATCTATTTGAGGTGGACGATGATCAAAAGATCATAAAAGACCTTTGCGGTGAGCAGCGCCGAGAGACTGAAAAAATCCTTAGAAAGATTGTGGGTACGGCTGAAGATTTTCTACTCACTTCTTTCGCTGCCCAGGGAGAGATGAATTCTTTTCTAAAGCAGAAGGCTTCCTCAAGAAAAACTGTCTTATCTAAATTTTTGCAACTCGATGTTTTTGAGAAGCTGCACGAAGCAGCAAAGGAGGAGAGTCTTGCAGTTAAACAACTGCTTAAGAGTGTTCCTGAACGTGATTTTGATGTCGCCATAATCGACCTTAAAAACAAACTCTCAACAAGGGAGAACGAGAGACAAACCGTCTGGGGCAGGTTGGAAAAATTCCGGCGCCGCGCGCGTGAGCTAGAGGTGACTTTGGCAACGAGGTCGGACGGTAACTTAGTGACTAAATTTGACGTGCAACAACAAGAGGAAAAGGTAGAAAAATTATCGGCCGAGGTGGAGAGGAGAGGCCTGACTGAAAAAATATTGACGGAGGAATTTGCGGTTTTAGAAGACAAGCTGGTAAAACTGTCCTCTTTTAAGAAAGATTTCCCCCTCGTAGATCTCAAGTCGTCGCTGGAAGAACAGAGGCAGCTGGAAACAAGTACGTCCAGTATAAAGCACGGTGTAGAGAAAGAAAAGCAAAAACTAAAGAGTTTGGAGAATCAGGTGGCAAGGCTAACGGATGTTCCCTGCGGAGATTCGTTCCCAACGTGCCAATATATCGTCAGTGCACGAAAAGCAAAAAAGAAATTAAACACTCAAGAAAAAAAGATCACTGAGTTGAGAGAGGATCTTTCGGCTACACGCAAGTGTCTAAAGAAGCTCTTAGATCAAGATCTGGAAAGCAAGCTCGATAAATACGACGTTCTTCTATCAAAGCATAGTAAGATGGAACTTGAAAAAAGCCAGCTTCAGATGACGTTGGCTAACGAGAGCGCCGATTTTAAAACTGCGCAGGAGACGTTGGAAGTAGAGGATCACCGGCTTGACGAAATGAGAGCCAACCTAGCAACTGATGACGCGGCCGCTCAAGTTAAACAGCTTCGCGAAAAATTAGATTTGTTTAGGGAAAAAATCTCTATGGACGAGACAAAACACGCCGCCGTCTCTGAGACTATAGGCCTTCTTTCCTCCGACATCTCTAAACTAAGAAAGGAAAAACACAGGTTTAGGGACCTGATAGAAAGCTGGAAGGTTTTTGACTTGTTCCTGCAAGCGACGTCTAAAAACGGAATTCCGCTAGAAGTCATAAGGTCAAGACTGCCTGAGATCAATGCTGAGATAGCAAGCGTACTGCAAGGCGTGACTGGCTTTACTGTTGAGCTTGAGTCGGATGAGGGGTCCAACGATATGGATATTTATATCAACTATGGAGACTCTAGAAGGATAATCGAGTGTGCGTCCGGTATGGAGAAGATGATGTCTGCCTTGGCCCTTAGAGTGGCGCTGATAAATGTATCGTCTCTACCTAAATCCAGTCTTCTAGTGATCGACGAGGGTTTCGGTGCTTTGGACGGAGCCAACGTTGAAGCATGCGGTAGATTCTTGGAGGCGCTAAAAAAGTGGTTCAAGACTATATTGGTTATTTCTCATGTAGATGCCGTAAAAGACGGGGTAGATAACGTGTTGGAGATTGAACGTCGAGGAGTGGATTCCCATGTCGTATTCGGCTAAAACTATGATAATTTACTTGGGAGACAGTCAACCGTACACTTGTGTTGTATGCGAGTTCGTTCTTAGGGACGATGAGGATGTTGAATCAGTGAAGACGGAGGGGGCATGCGAACACTGCGTCTTGATGTTCAAGTATTCTCGACGAAAAGAGTGGGATTCTGGATGGAGACCTACTATCGCTGAGGCAAGATGCTACTAAAGGTGATAATTATTCGGGGAGGCCAACCATGAATTTAGAAACCGTGAGAAAAATCGGAGATGTCCTCGAGACGTCTTGGGGCCGGTCTTCTAGCGAAGACGGCACATATTCCATAAAGTACGCTCTAGAGGGCGATCTACTAGTTCTTAAGTTTACCACCGTGGTAACTTTCGAAAGTGAGTCGGGCCTGCGCCCGCAGATCAATGTCGCCAATGAGCAAGCTAAGCAACTGATAAATGCGAAGATTTTGGATGTAAAAAGTTCTTATAAACAAGCTAACGACGAGCCACTTTCCTTGAAGGATCTCGGAGGAGCTGACGACTTAGAACTTATATCACCTGTCGGACCTAAGAAGTACGCCTACTATCGATACAACCACTCCTATAATGTTCAGAGTTAGTTGTGGCCAAGGTCGGCAAGCAAAAACAGATCAAAGAAATAATAAAGTGCGGTAAGGATCCGGTCTACTTCGTAAACAGATACGTCAAGATCCAACATCCTACCAGGGGACTCATCCCCTTCGACACATATAGTTTCCAAGACGACTGCTTTTCCGATTTTGTCGATCATCGCTTCAACATTATTTTAAAATCAAGACAGCTTGGAATATCAACGCTGACTGCATGTTATGCCGTGTGGTTGGCGTGTTTTTATAGAGATAAAAATGTTTTAGTTATCGCCACCAAGCTTGCTGTTGCGCAGAACTTCATAAAGAAGGTTAAGACGGCGATCAGGAGTATGCCAAAATGGCTTACAATTCCAGAGGTAATTTCTGCAAATAAGCAAGGGGTAGAGTTCAGCAACGGATCAACCATCAAAGCAGTACCCACGTCGGACGATGCCGGTCGTTCCGAGGCGTTGTCTCTATTGATAGTTGACGAGGCAGCATTCATTAGAAACTTCGACGAACTGTGGCTGGGGTTATATTCTACCCTATCGACCGGTGGTAGAGCCATCGTTCTATCTACACCCAACGGCGTGGGAGATAAGTACCATGAACTCTGTATGGGCGCTGAAAACGGAGAAAATGAATTTAATTTCATAAAACTCCTGTGGGATGTACACCCAGAGCGGAACGACGAGTGGTTCGAGAGCGAAACTAAGAACATGAGTCGGAAGCAGATCGCTCAAGAGCTCATGTGCGATTTTGCAGCCTCCGGAGACACCTTTCTTTCTTCTGCGGACATAGAGAAGTTGTCTATGAGGATCCAGAAGCCTTTGGAACGCTGGGGCCCAGACATGGGAGTGTGGGTGTGGAAATACGCCCTGTCTGAGCATAAATACGTTATCTCGGCTGACGTCGCCCGCGGCGACGCGGCCGATTACTCTGCATTTCATGTGTTTGACACTACAACATCTGAACAGGTAGCCGAATACAAGGGCAAAGTGCCCCCAGATCATTTTGCTACTTTGTTGGCAGAAGCCGGAAAACGTTACGGCACTGCACTCATATGTCCAGAGAATAACACATATGGTTACGCCACCGTCATGAAACTTGTGGACCTAGGTTACCGTAATCTGTATTTCAAGAACGAAAAAGATCGTTTTTCGGCGCTGTACGGAAATTCTACCCCAGACGTTTCTAGGATAGGCTTCCAGACAAACGTCCAAACTAGGGGACAAGCGCTAACCAAGCTGGAAGAATCCATAAGGACGAACGCTGTAAGATTTTACTCCTCACGGTTTTATGGTGAGCTCAAGACTTTCGTTTGGAAGGGCTCAAAGGCTCAAGCCCAAAAAGGAAAGAACGACGACTTGGTGATGTCAGCCGCGATCGGAGTATGGATATTCGAAACTACCCCCTCGCACAACGCGCAAGCGCAAGATCTCAATAAGGCCATGTTGGATGGTTTTGCCACTAACGACCGAGGGCAAAGAAAGCCTTACAACCCGTGGTCACGTTTCGCGTTCAATCCCTTCAAACCCTATCACATGTCTAGCATGCCCGCGAGTGGGTCTGCAGACGGGATAGATTTTAGCTGGGTTTTATGAGGAAGAATAAATAGATATTATTATGGTCATCAACGTGAGAGGATAAGATGCCAAAACAGCCAAGCCTGTTTAATAGACTGACCAGACTTTTTAGATCCGGTCCAATTGTCAAACGAAGAGTAAAGGATTACAGACAACCTGCTGCATCCTCGGCTCTAGAAGTCTTTAAACGCGCTCACAGCGACGTGTACAGCAATACCTTGAGTGCGTACGGATCCTACGACCGTATGTCCCGATACAGCGACTTCAGCGAGATGGAAACAACTCCGGAGATTGCTGCAGCATTGGACATATACGCGGAGGAGACAGTATCGCCCGACGAACACGGTAGGGTACTCCACGTATATTCAGAGAATAGAAAAATACAGGAACATTTAGATCATCTCTTCTACGACGTTCTTAACGTTGAGTTTAACCTCGTGATGTGGGTGAGGAACCTCTGCAAGTACGGTGACTTCTTTCTTTTTAACGACGTCTCACCAGAGTTCGGCGTAATCGCTGCGTATCCGATTGCAATAAGCGAGATGGAGCGAGAGGAAGGTTTTGACCCAGAGGACCCCATGGCTGTTAGGTTTAGGTGGGTGACACAGGGCAACCAGCTTTTGGAAAACTGGCAAATATCACATTTCAGACTGTTAGGAAACGATGCGTTTTTGCCGTACGGAAGCTCTGTCCTAGAATCTGCGAGACGGATATGGAGGCAACTGATCCTCATTGAGGATGCCATGCTGGTATATCGAGTGATACGTGCACCGGAGCGCCGGGTGTTCTATATAGACGTTGGTAACGTACCTCCGGAAGATGTCGCCAATTATCTCGAGCAAGCCCAGAGTACCTTGAAGAGAAACCAAGTGGTCGACCGCGATACCGGCAAGGTAGACTTGAGGTACAACCCACTGTCTGTAGACGAAGATTATTTTCTTCCAGTGCGAGGCGGAGAATCAGGAACCAAGATTGATACCCTCGCCGGCGGCCAGAACACGGCGGCAATTGAGGATGTCGAATACATCCAGAAAAAGCTTTTTGCTGCTCTGAAAATACCTAGAGCTTATCTCGGGTACGACGAAGAAGTAGGTGCCAAAGCCACTTTGGCTCAAGAAGATATCCGGTTTTCTCGAACCATCCAGAGGATACAAAAGACGGTGGTCTCCGAGCTCAATAAGTTGGCAATGATACACCTATATTGTCACGGCTACGAAGGTGAAGAGTTGGCGGATTTCGAGCTTAGACTATCTAATCCGTCGACTATCGCGCAACAGCAGAAACTAGAATTAATCCGAACCAGATTTGAGATCGCCGGCACTGCGCCTGAGGGGTCGGTTGATAAAGGGTGGATACAAAAGAACGTTCTTGGACTTACAGACGAAGAAATCAAAGATATCCTCCAAGGCCGAATCCAGGACAAGATAAACGATGCTGAGGTTGAAAACGCAGAAGTTCCAGGCGCCGGCGGCGAGGAGGCTGGTGGCGAGATGGGCGGCGAGATGGGCGGCGAACCAGAGGGTGAAGACTTGTTCGCAGCCGACCAGTTCGCAGGGGATCTATTGACGGCTCTTCCCCCCAAGGATTCAGGCGATGATCCAGAGGATTTGCCGGACGATGATTTGCTTGCCGATCTTTCTATAAACGACGACGATGCTCCCATAAAAGCCCAGGCGGCTATCATGAACGTTTTCGGTGGACCGACAACGCAGCGCAGAGTTTCTAGACATGGCCCTGCCTCCACCCACATGCCCGACATGCTTTCCATGGCTTCGACTGGTAGACGATCCCGCGGCCAAGATACTCTCAACAAACCTTTCGATGACGATTTCATGAAATCTCCGTTTAAAGAGGCACAAGATACCACATTAATGCCACCAAGATTAACTTTTGATCTAGTTAAGACGCTCGGACACATGTCGAACAAAATAGGTATACCTAAGAGGGCTTTGATCTCGGAGTCTGAAGATATGGAAGAAGACACAAGGAGTGGTGACCACAATGGCGAAGCATAACAAGAAGCGCAACGTCGGTCTATTGCACGAACAGTTGGTGCGATACGCTAGCGAAAAATTGGTCGATGGAGAACGCGGATTTGCCGAACTTGCGATCGAGGTACTTCAAGAGCACTTCACTGACGGAAGTGAACTCAAGAAGGAATTTAGACTGTTCAATGCACTGGTTCATACCTCTGTAGAAGATAATGCGATTGCAAGGCAAATAATAAAGGAGAGCAGAGAGGCGTGCAAAAATCATGATTTTAACCAGCTGCGCTCTGAGAAGTCACAGTTGATAAGAGATATTAATCACAAGTTGGACCCGGATAATTTCTACAACAAAAAAATATCCAAATATAGGGTTTTTGCAACGGTGCAAGCACTTCTAAATGAGTGGCGCGGATCACGAAGGCTCGGCCCTGAAGAGGTGGTCCAATACGAAAAAGTATTAGAGGAGTGGCTTACGAGAAAGCCGATTGAGGCTTCAATGGATAAAAGTTCTGCCGCTAATCCCTTGGCTTTAAAGTTGATGATCGATAGATTCAACGCAAAGTACAACACTGTGCTGAGCGAAGAGCAGCAATCGTTGCTTGAAAACTGCTTGCACGACGATGAGGAAAAACTGGGAAACCAACTGAGCGATATAAAAACACGAGCTAAACTAGCCCTTCAGCGTTTTTACGACGATTGCGACAACCAGATTCTCCTTGAAAAGCGAGATATCTTGGAGCGTAGAATAGACTCCTTAGAGTTTGATGCTTCTAGGCGATCGATCGTGAAGGCGCTTACTATATGTGAGCTCGTGAAAGAGATGGAGGATGAAGATGAATAGCAAGAAACTGTTGACAGAGTGGCTGGCTTTCGAGTACGATGCCGATCTGATAAAAGAATCCATCGAAAGTAACGCCGGTAAAGTTCTTATGAAAGGTGTTCTGCAGAAGGCGGATACCTTGAATCAAAACGGGCGCATTTATCCTGAAGTCATTCTCGAGCGTGAGGTGAGGAATTATCAAAAATTCATAGGGGAGAATCGTGCTCTTGGAGAATTGGACCACCCGGACTCTTCCGTAGTTGAGCTCAAGAACGCATCTCATATAATCAGAGAGGCCTATATGAACGACGGGGTTTGTTACGGTACGGTGGAGATTCTAGATACTCCTTCGGGAAAAATACTTAGAAGCCTCATCGGCTCTGGAGTGACGTTGGGTATTTCTTCGCGCGGCGTTGGAAGTACGCGCCGTGACGGTGATCATGACGTGGTACAAGACGATTTTCAATTAATATGTTGGGATTTCGTATCTGAGCCTTCCACACCCGGAGCTTTTATGATGGCCGAGGGCAAAGATTTTGACAAGACGTCTCTCAGGAGACATTTTAATAAAACAGACAGAGTTGATAGAATAGTGAATGACATACTATCTTGGGAGAATGAATAATGGGACAATGGCCTTCAAGCAACCACAACGACGTAGATCAATACGTTGGATCGCCTTTTCCTTATGTGACGGGCTCGGTGGTCGTTGGTACAACACCGGTGGAGATAAAATTCCCCTACGTGACACGCTGGGTCGTCGTCACTAACGACGGCGATAGCGGCAACGGACAACTTCGGGTGGGGTTCACTGAAAACGGTGTTAACGCAAACCCGGCGGCACAGACGAATTATTTTCTATTGCCGTCCCTTACGGGTTCGTGCTCTTCTGGACGACTTGAACTCAAACTTGATAGGATGTTCGTGCGCGCAGACGCTGGCACCACACTGTGTACCGTCTTAGCCGGTTACACGTCCATCCCGGTGGGAGACTTCCCGACACTGACTGGATCTGCAAACTTCACGGGAATAGGATGATGGCTAAGATCAATAAAACACAGCTGAAGTCTGTTGTAAAAGAATGCTTGCTCGAGTTACTGTCCGAGGGGCTGGATCATAACGTCGCCCAGCTTAATACTCGGCGTAAAGCTAAAAAGAAGCAAAAGGTCGAAGAGCAGAGACTCGCAGAGCAGCGAAAGAGGTTTGAGTACACAGTGGATAATACAGTGACCGCAGTGACGGATGATCCCATAATGCAGAGTATATTCCAAGATACCGCTAGGACTACACTGCAGGAACAGACGTCGAATGAACCCAGGGGGCACTCGCAGGGATCTATACCTGTTAATACTGCTGGCTCTTCTGCAGCAGCCGGAATAGATTTAGATGGTATTTTTGACAGCTCTGATAAAAATTGGGAAAAATTGGCGTTTGATGAGTAGTTGCCCGGCCAGTTTGCCTCGCGAGTCGCATAAATATGAATATACGCGGAGGATAAAATGTCACGAAAAGTAAGAAAGGTCACGTCGGCTTATTTGAAGCAGATGATAGTTGAGGAAGCTAGGAAGCTTCGTACAGAGGTTCTGGAAACCGGAGCTTCCGATGTTGAAAAGGCGGCTGCATCCGCTGAAGAGGTAGATGCCGACAAGCTAGCTGACAGTCTAGTGAAAGACATAGATTTTGTCAAGGCTCTTAAAATAAAAGAAGCACGTTTGAAGAGGGCTCTGAGCGAGGTGCGCAGAGTTAAAGATAAGTTACGCAAAAGAATAACCAAGAGGCTATAAGATGGCAAGTCAGAAACAAACGATGGTTGAAACTACCCCAACCGAGTATAAGATGGGAGGAGCTGGATCCCAAGGCTTGCAAAAATTGTTTGCCGGCAGCCCAATCTACAAGGGGAAGATTTCTGACTCCGAGCGGGCCGAGTACTTCCAAGACAACGTTCTATCTGGAGTGCGCAAAACGGGCTTTGGGTTAGACGGATTCGACACCGATTTTGTGGACGCTCCGGAATTGAGTGAAGTGAAGACTGGCGACGGAGGACTCCCTGCGTCTCCTTACGTTCCGAATCCAACTTCACCCGGCGAAGGTAGTCAAAATGCAACAGATCAGCCAGAAGCGCCTGAAGATTTTGGTAAGAATCCCAACTCCCAATACGGCGTCGGACCTGGACACACTCTGTCTCCTAAGGCCTCGGCAGAAAAGATCGCCTCTCAGAAGCTAGGTGATTACGCCTTGGGAAGATCATCTCAAGAATAATGAGCAGCTGATAGACTTGTGTGGACCAATACACAAATAGCAAAGTACATTGTTCCGCAAGTCGCCACCCACGGCGACGATCGTCTAGGCTTAGGATACGGCCAACTCCAGCAAAAATTTCACGAACCTATGGTATCGGCCCAGACTTTTCCGTTCCCCGCGGACGAAGATCTGGGTGACGACGAAGATGATTACCCAGGCGAAAACTCTCAAGGCGCAGTCAAGTCAAAGGTAGATTATTTTCAACCCAATGATTTCCTCGCGTACAAGAAGGCAAACAGACTGTATTACGCTGGTGCTTCTACCAAATTAGCTGCATGTTTTTTCCGGCCGGATGAAATCCTGCTTGAGATAGGTGCTACTGGCAAAAGTATCGTTCCGATTCCAGGGTTGTACAAGAACCGCACTGGACCGGCCGTCGGCGGCTATAGTACGGCACCGGTTTCATTCGACGAACGACCGTACAAAAGGACGGGCACTACTAGAGGATGGGCCGCTACACCTCCGGAGAGTGCCGTCGAGGCTGAAATTGAATACGAGGAAGATGAGCCCACTGAAGAATTTTTTGACTTGAAAAGCTTGGCTAAACTGCAGAGACGCAGTTTGGGAGAGCATTTATTCTTTTAGTGCGATATTTATCAAAAAGTTAGCAACAGGTTTTTTATGAGCAAATCACTTTACGAAGAAGCAATCGCCGACGCTAAGAAGCTTCGGGAACTAGCAGAAGAGACGGCGAAAAACAAGGTGGTTGAGGCGGTGATGCCTCAAATCAGGGACTTGGTCAATCGCAGGATCCTAGGAGAACAACTCGAGGATCTCGAAATTACCGACGAAGAGTTTTTTGAGCCAGAGGTGCAGGTCGATACCTTGCTACCTCCTTCGATAGAAGATGAATTGGACGTAGAGGAAGATTCCACTGTAGCTCCGGTGATTAATGTGTCCGCTCAGGGCGACGTTAACATTGAGGTGGAATCCGCCCAGAATGACGATGACATCATTTTATCGGATTCTATGGCCGAAGCACTCGCAAGATTGATAAAGGGAGATTCTCCCGAGAACGGCCGCCTGGAGGTACTTGAAAACGCTGTGCGGAGGATAAGCGGCATTTTCGATGACGGCATAGTCGATAAGATGTCCCACAGGCAAAAGGTTGAATTCAACAAATATTACAACCATTGTCTAAAAGAAGCGTTGAATTTGCGTAAAACAATCATACTTACTGAGTTGAGCGCTCACGAAGGGCTACAACAGAGACTGATCGAAGTTATCAAGGAGATGAGAGACATGTCAAATCGTCAGAATATTTTTGATTTCCTCTTTGAACAAGGCGACGACGTCACCGTCGACGTAGAAGATGAAATCACCGGGGCTGAGGCCTCTGAAGAAGTTGAAGGGGTAGCCGCTGAGGAGCCCGTAGAGGTCGACCCAGAAGAGGCGGCCGAGGCACTTGAAGACCTCGGTGCGGTACTCGGGCTTGATGTTTCCGTCGGAGAAACTGTCGAAGAGGTCGAAGTCGAAGAAGAGACTGTCGAGCTCGGAGCAGAAGATGCTGACGATGCTGTGGACCTTGATATAGATCTTGAAGAGATATACGGCGGATCCATGGATGAAGTATATGAGATCGATGAGACCATGCTTCGTCGTGAGATCAATCGCATGCGTAAACTTCGCGAGGACGGCGGCGTCGATGCTGCTGTACTTGACAACTTTGGCGGCGGCGAAGACGAAGGTGATGTCTTCGAGGTGAGTGAAGATGATCTCATCAATGCGCTAGCTGACGAGCTCGGCCGTTCTGACGTTCCTACCCCTAAGGTGGAAGCCGCGCGTCGTCGCAGGCACCCCCGAGGCCGCCGGCGCAGCCAAGTGGTCGAGTCGCGTACACAGAAAAAGCAACTTCATCAGTATCGTAATGCATTGGCTGGGATGAAAAAGCAACTTGTCGAGATGAATCTCTTCAACGCTAAACTCCTGTACGCTAACAAGCTTATGCAGAACAAGAATCTTTCTACGAAGCAGCAGCGAGCAATTGTCGAGGCCCTAGATAATGCCAAGACGCTCCGTGAAGCTAAGCTTCTATATAAGAGCCTGTCGGAATCCCTCTCCCGGCGCGCTCGTGGTAGTAAACTAAATGAGGGAAATTTACGGACGCTCGGATCGTCTTCCAGATCAACCCGTTCGGCTCAGCCGGCATCCAGTGGCGTTGAGGTAGATCGATGGGCAGTCCTCGCCGGAATTCCCGGTAACGACTAACCATCTTTAACTCAAGGAGAACAAAAATGAGTAAAAAGTTTTCATTGGATCAGTTGACTGAAGGTATTCGCCAGAGAAATCTGGGAGGCCAAAACAAGCAGCTGGTCGAGAAGTGGTCCCGTACGGGTCTGCTTAGAGGTCTAGAGGGAGTAAAGAGAGAGAACATGGCACGTCTGCTTGAAAACCAGGCTAGCCAGGTCCTCAAAGAGGCTTCTTCTGTTTCAACCGGTGGCGGTAACCTGACTAGTTCTGGCGACCTCCGCGGTTTCACGAACATCGCTTTTCCGATCGTTCGACGCGTGTTCGGCGGCTTGATTGCCAACGAGCTCGTTTCCATTCAACCCATGAGCCTGCCTTCGGGCCTGCTCTTTTACCTGGACTACACTTACGGTACCCCAACGGGTAATCTCGCAAGTCAGGGTGCTGCCTATAACACTGGTTCGTCTATCTATAGCGTTCCTACCGGTAAGGGCGTACAGTCTGGTTCTCAAGCCGTCGGTGGTCTTTACGACCTCGCCGGCCAGGGATACTCCCGTGCGCATTCCACGTTTGCCTTAGCTGCAACGGCCGACCTTCTGGCTTCCGGTGCGGTTCACGGTACTAACGGAGTGATCACGGCCGGTTGGTCCTGCCAGGCGACTGGCTCCGACGCCAAGTATCTCCAGTTTGACCCCCAGATCCTAAATTCGATCCTTAACAACGACACTACAGGTCCAGGCCACACGGTTGGTAATGGCGCGTATACGCTCGCTGCTTTTGCGACTGATAACATCGCTTCGGATTGGGATTCCACCATGGTCAAAGAGGTCACGTTGCTTTCCGACGTCTTCGGCACCCGTCCTAACACTCTGGGTAACATCGGTAACGACACCGATGGAAACGCAATTCAGGGTGGCACCGGTGTGCTCAATGTGCGCCGCTTGAACCAGTTCGGTACACTCGGTGTTAATAACGTCTTCAGTGCGAATGCGTTTGCGGATCCGACCGATAGCCGTTCGGTCATCCTGATGGTGCTCTCCGGAGTTATGAATGATGATAACTCCAGCAATGGTGCAACCATCATGACGGTCAGCTATCCGCTTGGTGCTGCGTTGAACACCTCTGCTAACGCATCGTCTCTGGTCATCCCGGCGTTCGAGTCCGATTTTGCTGCGACTCCTTCCCCGGCGATTCCTGAGATCGACATCAAGATCGAGGCGTTGGCAGTCGTTGCTGAGACTCGTAAGCTGCGTGCACGATGGTCTCCTGAGCTCGCTCAGGACCTGAATGCCTACCACAGCCTCGACGCTGAGGTGGAGCTTACACAGATCCTCTCTGAGCAGATCGCTCTAGAGATCGACCGTGAGGTCCTAAACGACCTTCTTACCCAGGCTACTGCCGCCAACTATTACTGGTCGCGTGCACCTGGTAAGTTCCTCAACAAGGAAACGGGAGCCGAGGAGCTCGCTAGTAACACTCTCTCTCCGGGTCCTGCTTGGAGAGGTACCGTTCGCGAGTGGTACGAGACTCTTATCGAGACTTGCATCGACGTTGGTAACCAGATTCACCGTAAGACCTTACGTGGATCGGCTAACTTCATCGTGGTCGGCCCTGATGTGGCTACCATCCTGGAGTCTTCGGTCTTCTACAAGCCTAACTACACCCTCGATGGTGACGGACAGGTGAGTGGCGGAATGGTCATCGGCGCTGAGAAGGTCGGTAGCTTGAGCAACCGGTTCACGGTCTACAAGGACCCTTACTTCCCTCGGAATAAGGTCCTGGTCGGCTATAAGGGCGGAAGCTATCTTGAGACCGGCTTCGTCTACGCTCCGTACGTACCTCTGATTGTCACTCCGACGATCTTCGCGCCTGAGGATTTCACCCCGCGTAAGGGTGTCATGACTCGCTACGGCAAGAAGATGGTTCGTGCTGACTTCTACGGTACGGTCACTTGTGCTGACATGAGCATCATCTAGAACTTACTAGAAGATGCAACCTTGAAGGGGCGCCCTCGGGCGCCCCTTTTTTTTTTATATTCTCTCCCTCACTGGAGTGAATTGAGTATCTGAAGTCTCCTTCTAGGCGATTTGTTTCCCGCGTGTCAAATACTTAGACTCATGAGCGTACGCAATCGAAAAAACCTGCAGCGGCTGAAGTCTCTCGTTTCTGAACTGAGTGATCGAGACGAACAGCTTAAGCGGGACGCTAATCTCTTTGAAGATTTCTTCGATAATTTTCCGCTGCCTGTTACGACGTGGTCTATAGGTCAAAACGGCGTTATTCTTTCTCAGCGCGGAAACGGCTTTGTGTGTGCAGAGGCAAAGACCATTGAAGACTTGTTTCTATGTTCTAAGATAAAAAACGTCTCTATTCCTCACCATCATTCCGCGCTCAAAGGAGAGAAAGTAGATTACATGGTTCAAAGCGGCGATCGATCGTTTTTTGTAAAGTTGGTTCCGCGCCATGACGACTATGGTGCCATCTGTGGTGTCACTGGGGTGTCGTGGGATGTTTCTCAAAACATGACTATGGTTTCTTGTTTAGAGACCATTCGCGAGTTGACAGAGGGACGTAGGGGAGATTACAAGAAAGTTCACCAAGAGTCGTCTACTGCTCTCAAGGCTAGCCGCCTGAGGCAAATGATCCTAAACACAGAGGAGTAAACGAATGCCAGATAAATCACAGAATGGCTGGAACGAATATTCTAAACTGGTGCTCAAAGAGTTAGAGACTTTGTCTGACGGGATTGATATTTTAAAGGTAGAGTTGCAAGAAGTACGGCAAGAGCTGACAAAAATGCATGCTAGAGAGGATAAGGTGGATGAGCTCCGCTCATGGAAGGAAAGAGTGGACGACGTGGCATCCCCAACGCAACTTAAAGAACTCGTGGAAAGTGTGGAGGATCTTAAGACATTTCGCACGAAAGCGATAACAGTATTCGCTGTTGTTCAATTTGGAATGGCGGTGGCTATGTGGATAATAAAGGCAATATAAAGGAGATACAATGCCAGTTAGCAAGAAAAGTGATGATAAGAAGGCGGCACAAAGCAAGACGTCTAAAAAGTCTAAAGCCGCGGCACCGGCCGCGCCGGTACCCGTTGTGGCCCCCGCTGCTCCCAAGGTAGTACAGGCATCAAGAGCACGGTGCCGCCGACGAGGTTGATATAAAGATACCCTCTGTAACGATAGGAAATAACAGTGCCCAGCTTTGCTAACACAACCAGCCCCACTCCATTTGGATTTTTCGACGCCGAGGCCGACTTCCAAACGGAGGCCGATGCCATGTTGACTTTCGTTAAGCGTAAGCTTGGAGACGACGTGCTCTCGGTTGAGTTGACGAACAAACAAATATGGGCCTGCTTCGAAGAAGCGTTTTGTACGTACGGTGCTATCGTAAATGAACACCAGGCAAAATCCCAATTGGCCAATCTATTGGGAACCGCTACAGGGTCACTGAGTGGTAGTGAACAGAGGTTTCCTAGAGAGAACTTCGAATTCATGTTACGTCGTGCAGAACCCTATGCCATGGATGCTGGTACCGGAGGATCATATAACACATTCTCCGGCTCTATTGCCGCTCTGGACGGGGTACAGGATTACGACTTATATACTGATCTCAAGGACGATTCCGGGACGGCACTTTTTGCGAATGCAGCGAACTCCCCCCAGAGCAAGATGAAGATCATTGAGGTTTTTCATTCGAGTCCGTCCAACGCGTATAGGTTTTTCGACACCACTAGTGCAGTAAATTACCTCGCCAACGAATTTGCTTTCGAATCCTACACACCAGAGACGGTATTTTATATCCTCCCAGTCTTTGAGGATATATTGCGTGGTGGCATGCTAGATTTATCTACCCGTGTGAGAAGAAGCAATTACTCTTATCGCATATCTGGGACTAAGATTAGGATTTTCCCTACGCCCACCGGCACTCCAGTTAAACCAAAAAAGATTTGGGTTCGCGTAGGATTTAGCCCAGATCCTATGAATCCCAGCTACAACGATGAGTCTATCTATGGAGTCAGCAACCTCTCGAACGTTCCGTACGGAAATTTGATGTTTGATAGAATTAATTCCATTGGGCGCCAGTGGACCAGACAGTACTGCCTAGCTCTTAGTCAGGAATTATTAGGTCTTATCAGATCTAAGTTTGCGTCTGTCCCTATACCGGGAGGTGATCTGCAGCTCAATGGTACGGAGTTGGTAGGTCTAGGCAGGGAGGATCAGGCTTCCTTAAGGGACAGTTTGACAAATATGTTAGAGTCGCTTACGTACTCTGCTATGCTTGAGGACGAAGCTGCGGCAAGTGAAAACCTTACACGGATTCTTAAAAATATTCCCATTCCTAATGGGCGCGCTATCGTGGTAGGATAAAAAATGGCGAGGTTATTCATGACTCCGCGCGAGGTCGACCTGATCTCGGACATCACTAAGGAAGTCATTAAGGACGTCGTCGGCCAAAAGATATATTACTATCGTGTAAGAGAGGACTTGTCTAACGTACACGAAGTCTACGAAGAAGCCATGCACAAGGTTTTTGACCCTCCGGTTGAGATAGACGCGCGCGTTGATTGGCAGTCCAGTACCATATCGACCGGTCGTTACGGGAGTGAACAAGTGTCAAACATTACGGTGTTCTTACACGAGAGAGACCTGATCGACAACAACCTGGATCCGGATAGTGGCGACTACTTTAGCTACGGTGATACATTTTTTGAGATAATGAACGCCACTGTAGAAAGTCAAGTTTACGGACAGGTAGAACACAACGTCGGTTTGCTTCTGGAAGCCAAACAAGCTCGTATAGGTCTCATAGATAAATTACCCATCGGACCTACCGATGCCGTATACACCGATCCTGGAGCCATCCAAGAGGTGTTTGTGCAGCAAAGAGGTTTTGAGGAGAATAAGTTAGGACCCACCGGCGACGTCAGATCACTTCAAGAGAAGGGAGTTTTGGACGCACCAATCAGCGGCCCAGCTGAGATAGCTCCCGCCGGCGGAAACGGCTCTGAGGACGAGATCGGTATGATCGATTCAGCCTTCTACGGCGATTCATAAGAGGTTTTATTTTGTCGACAAGGACTGATATAAAGGAAAAATCCGCTGCTATAACACAGCAGGGAAATTCCATACCCGAAGACTATGACGTGCCTACATGTACCATAGAGGACGTGGACCGGTCCGTTTTTGAACTGTTCGATAAGCAGCTCCCGTTCACATATAAGCTTAAAGAGGGTATTAGGAAGGCTCCGGTTATATTTGCAACGGGCGAGCGTTTCGCAGTACTGCGTAGGAAGGAGCCCTTACGCGATAAGTCAGGTGCGTTGATTTTACCCCTCATCTCGATCATGCGTACCGGTGTGACGCAGGCACCAACCATGGGAGCCGGTACTAATCAAAACGCTGACTTGGTCGTGAAAAAGAGGTTGAGCGAAAAAGACCCTCTGTATCAAAATTTGATAAATAAACTCGGCCTAGTGAACTCAGACAATATGTCATCTCCCGCCGCCAAGGCACATCCCATGTCCGGGTCTCTCCCGGGAAGGTTAGCTACGCGTCGGCCGTCTCCAAAGAGAAGCGTCAATACTCTCGAAGGAAAACTCTTGGTGCCTGAACTTGGAAAGAATATTTTCGAGATCATAACCATGCCGCCGCCAAAGTACTATACGGCGACCTATGAGGTGACGTTCTGGAGCCAGTATACGCAGCAGATGAACAATATGCTCATGTCGATTATGAGCCTATACCAATCGTATTCACAGCGGACTTTTAGGCTGGAGAGTCCAAAAGGGTATTGGTTCGTCGGATATTTCGAAGACGCACTTACCCCTGGAAATAATTTTG